GCCCGCGCGCTGGCGCCCATCCAGCGCCGCATGATGCTGGCGATCGGCCGCGCCGTGCTGCGCGCCGTGGACGACGCCGGCGATCTCCAGCGCCTGCAGCTGAGCCTGCTGTCGGAAGAGACGCGCGACGAGGTCGAGCGCCTGCAGTCCTACGGCTTCACCGCCGTGCCGATCCCGGGCGCGGAAGCCATCGTCGTCAGCGTCGGCGGCAACCGCGACAACCCGGTGGCCATCGCAGTGGACGACCGGCGCTTCCGCCCGACCGGCCTGCTGCCGGGCGAGGTGTGCGTCTACTCCCGCCGGTCCGACCAGCGCATCACGCTCAAGGCGGACGGCACCATCCTCGTGCAGGCGCCGAAGCTTCGGATCGAGGCGCCGGAGGTGGAGATCGACGGCGCCGTCTCCGTCACCGGCGACGTGACCGCGGGCGGCGTCAGCCTGCGCACCCACCGCCATGGCGGCGTCACCACCGGCGCGGCGCAGACCGGGGTGCCGGCATGATGGCGCTGGCCTGGGACCCGCAGCGCGGTGCCGCCGACCTGGCGGTCACGACGACCGGCGCAGTGGCGGAGGATGACGGCCTGGCCACCGCTGTGCTGCTGAGCCTGTTCCTCGATCGCCGCGCGGAGGCCGACGACGACCTGCCGGAGCCGGCCGCGCTGAACGCAAGGCGTGGCTGGATCGGTGATGCGCTGGCCTTCCCCGGCACGGACGACGCCGACCGGATCGGCAGCCGGCTCTGGCTGCTGCGCCGCGCCAAGCAACTGCCCGAGACGCTGCGCCTGGCCGAGGACTATGCGCGGGAAGCGCTGGAATGGCTGGTCGCGGACGGGCTGGCGGCCGAGGTCGCGGTCGCCGCCGAATGGATCGCTCGCGGCACCATGGGCCTGTCGGTGCGCGTGACGCCCCCGGCCGGCGAGCCCGCCACCTTCGGCTTCGCCCTGAGGTCGGTCTGAGATGCCTTTCGCACGCCCCTCACCGCAGCAGATCCGGGATCGCCTGGCGGCAGAGGTCGAGGCCGCGCTTCCCGGCGCCGACGCCCGGCGCCGCCGCAGCGTGGAGGAGGTGCTGGTGCGCGCCGTCGCGGTCGCCAGCCACGAGTTGCACGGCCACCTGGCCTGGGCCGCGCGGCAGATCCTGCCCGACAGCGCGGAGGCCGAACTGCTCGACCGGCACGGCGCCATCTGGGGCATCCCGCGTCGCCCGGCGGCCTCGGCCATCGGCCCGGTGACGGTGACCGGCACGGCCGGCGCCGTCCTGCCGGCCGGCGCCGAGATGCGCCGCGCCGACGATGCGCGCTTCACGCTGAACGCGGACGTGACGATCGGCGGCGGCGGCACCGCCGCCGGCCAGGTGACGGCCGTCCTGGCCGGCGCCGCGGGGAACAGCGCGGCCGCGACGGTGCTGACGCTGCTGTCCCCTGTCGCCGGCATCCAGCCCGCGGTGACGGTCGCCGCCGGCGGGCTGGCGGCTGGCGCGGATCTCGAGCCCGACGCCGCGCTGCGGGCGCGCATCCTGGCGCGGATCCAGAACCCGCCGGCCGGCGGCGCCGCGGCGGACTACGACCTGTGGGCGCGCACGGTGCCCGGCGTGGACCGGGTGTGGGTCTACCCGCGCCTGTTCGGCCTCGGCACCGTCGGCGTCGCCTTCCTCGGGCCGAACGCGGCGATCCCCGCCGCGCCGCTGGTGGCGCAGGTGCAGGCGGCGATCGACGCGCTGCGGCCGGTGACGGCCGAGGTCACCGTCTTCGCGCCGGTGGCGGCTCCGGTGAACCTGCAGCTGCAGATCTCGCCCGACACGGCCGCTACGCGCAGCGCCGTGCTGGCGGCGGTCGCCGCCTTCTTCGCGGCGGAGGCCGAGCCCGGCGGCACGCTGCGCGTCAGCCGCCTGCGCGCCGCGATCTCGGCCGCGGCCGGCGAGACCTGGCACGGCCTGGCCGCGCCCGCCGCGGACGTGGTCCTCGCGCCCGGCCAGGTCGCCACCCTCGGCACGGTGACCTGGCTGTGACGCGGGACGATTATCTCGCCCAGCTCGCGTCGCTGCTGCCGGAAGGCCCTGCGCTGCCGCGGGAGCCCGACAGCCGGCTCATGCGCCTGCTGCGCATGCCAGCGGCCGAGCTGGCCGCCGTGGACGCGCGCGGCGACGTGCTGCTGGCTGAAGCAGATCCGCGCGTGACGGCGGAGCTGTTGCCGGAGTGGGAAGCCGCCTTCGGCCTGCCGGACAGCTGCTCGCCCGCGCGGACCTTCAGCCGCGCCTCCCGCGCCACCTGGTTCGACGGGCAGGGCACGCTGCGGGAGGCCGCGGTAAACGAGGAGCGGCCGGAATTCGACGCGGCCGGCCAGCCCACCGGCGGCACGATCATCGAGCCCGCCTCCGTCAACGTGGTGGCGAACCCGCGCGCAGAGGGTGCTGTGGCCGGCACGCCCGGCACCGCGCCGACAGGCTGGGCCTTCCCCGGGACGACGAACGGCATCGCGCGCGAGGTCGTCGGCACCGGCGTCATCAACGGCATGCCCTATGTCGATGTCCGCTTCGTCGGCACCACGACGGCGGGCCCCTTCGGCTTCGGGATCTTCTTCGTCGCCGCGGCGAACCAGGTGCCCGCCGCCGCCGGGCAGGCCTGGACGATGTCCGTCTGGCTGGCGCTGGCGGGCGGCAGCTTGGCCAATCTCGGCACCAGCCGGCTGGGGATCGAGGGCACGAACGGCGCGCTGCGGACCGAGCTGCTCGGCGGATCGAGCTTCGTCCCGCTGCTCGATGGGTCGCTGCGCCGCCTGTCGGTCCCGGTGACGCTGGCTGTCGCCGGCACCACGCACATCCGCCCACTGCTGGACCTGACCTTCGCCGCGGCCGGCCTCGCCGTGGACTTCACGCTGCGCATCGCGCTGCCGCAGGCCGAGCCGGGCGCCGTCGCGACCTCGATCATCCTGCCGCCGGTCGGCGCGCCCGCGGCCAGCGCTCGCGCCGCCGACGTGCTGACGGTCGCGACGCTGGCCGAGCGGCGCGCCGCGGTGCTGGCGCGCATGCTGGGCGGCGCCGGGCAGTCGCGCGCCTACTTCGTCGCGCTGGCCGCGACGCTCGGCTACCCCGGCGCGACGGTCGAGGAATTCCGCATGCCGCGGGCCGGCATGATGGCCGCCGGGGACCCCGTGCATGGCTACGACTGGTCGCAGACCTGGGTGCTGCGCACGGCCGCGACCGCCACCCGCTTCGCCGTCGCCGGCGAGATGGCGGCGGGCGACCCGCTGACCAGCTTCGGCGACGGCCGCATCGAGTGCGCCGTGCGCCGGGCCGCGCCGGCGCAGACCCTGCCTCTCTTCGCCAACGGAGCCTGACCGATGTTCCGCATCGACGACGCCACAGCCGCCGCATCGCTGCCCACGCCCGAGGCTGCCGGGACGCAAGGGTACTTCACGGAGGGCAACCCCGTCGGCGGCGTGCCGGCCACGCGCGTCCGCGCGTCCTGGCTGAACCGCGTGCAGGAGCTGCTTCGCGCGCCGATCGTCGCCGCCGGGATCGTGCCGGCGAAGACGGACTACGACCAGCTCCGCCAAGCCATCCGGCGCCTTGCCGGGGGCAATGTGTCCGCGGTCTCCGCCACCGGCGCGCTCACCCCCGACCAGGCGGGCGTGGTGACGATTTCGGCTGCTTCCGGCCCGGTGACGCTGACGCTGCCGGCCGCCAACGCGGCGGGCGGTGCGCCGCTCTACTTCCTGCTGGTGCGGACCGACACCACGGCGAATGCGGTCACTGTGCAGAGGGCCGGGTCCGACCTGGTGGACGGCGTCACCAGCTTCGCGCTGCCGGCCGGCGGGCGCGTCGGCATCCGCTCTGACGGCGCGGCCACCTGGCGCTTCGACAGCAGCAGGGCCGCCTGCGGGCGCCAGGTGTTCACCGCTACCGGCACCTTCACCGTGCCGCCGGGGATCTTCGTGGTGAAGGCGCGCGCCTGGGGCGGCGGCGGCGGTGGCGGCGGCGCGGCGAACAGCGGCGCGGCCGGCTGCGGCGGCGGTGCCGGCGCCTATCGCGAGGGCGCCTTCGCCGTGACCCCGGGACAGACGATCGCCGTGACCATCGGCGCGGGCGGCGCGGGCGGCACCTCGGCCGGCGGCAATGGCGGCAATGGCGGCACCACGTCCTTCGGCGCGCTGCTCACCGCCGGCGGCGGAGCGGGTGGCTTCGGGAGCACCAGCGGGCTGCCCGCGCCGGGCGGCACAGGCGGCACCGGGTCGGGCGGAAGCTTCGGCTTCAGCGGCCAGGACGGGACGCCGGGCTCCTCGCCGGGTGGGTCCTTCACCGGCGGCGTGGGCGGCGGATCGTTCATGTTCGGCGTGACCACGCAGAACATCGGCGGCGGCTCCGGTCAGAGCGGCTTCTACCCGGGCCAGGCGGGCTGCGGCGCCGGCGGTGGCGCCGTCGTGGGCGGCTCCGGCGCGGCCGGCCTTCTGGAGGTGGAGTGGTGATCATGCGCTATGCCCGCATCGTCGATGGGCGCGTCGCGGAGCTGCTGGACATTGCAGATGGAGAGCCGCCGATCGAGGATCGGTTCCACGCGGACTTCGTCGCCGAGTGCATGCCGCTCAGCCCGGCGCAGTCTTCGCAGGTGGAGACGGGCTGGACCTTCGACGGCACGGCCTTCGCTCCGCCCACGCCGGTCGCGGCGCCGGCCATCCGCGTGATCGCCAGCCTCGCCTTCCGCGAAAGGCTGTCCCAGCAGCGGCGGGCGGGGATCACCCTGGCCGCGCACCAGGCGGCGGCCGCGGGCGACGCGGCGCTGCTGACCTGGCTGATGGAC